AGATTAATTTTGTCATAATCAAACGGACGATCATCCGCATTGTGACCCCAATCATTGCGTGCTTGCCACAAAGCAAGACCGTAGAAGTTTGCCATGTCACGTTTGAACTCAGTAGAGTTTGTTTCAGACGACAGCATCTCGTACATGGTGACACGATTGTGAACGCTGTAAGTATTTTGTTCGGTGGTGCTGGCAGGTTTACCAGTAGAGAAATCTGGGATTGCGTTAGCAAAGATCTGAACCGAGAACGGAATACCAACCTTGCGACAGAACATAGCGAGGTTGATGGTCTGAATAACGGTATCAACAATCTGATTACACATAGAGCCAGACCAGTCAACAATCATTACCATTGAGTGGTTCTTACCTTTGTGCTCGATAATATTGCGACGGAAGATATCTTCAGCCAGCTGATATTTTGCCAGCTTCTTCATATCAAGACGACCAGACTTAGCATACTGATTGCGAGCGAACGAGGTCGCACGTTTCTTAGATTCAAATTCCTTCACCATGTTATTGATGACGGGAGTTTGCTGAGAAATCATTTCGTTAGTCTTAACAGTAAGTTCTGCGGTGACCGCACCGAACGCAGTGTCAACAACGGAACGAGTTTTCTTAACAGGAATCACCCAGTCTTTAGTATCAATCTTACCGATAGTGATGAATGAGTCAACAGGTCCGCCTTTCTGGGCTGCATTATTTTCCAGACCATCCATCCGCTCGCGGTATTCGCGGTCGGTCAACGAGGTGATGCCGTCAACGGAAGCGTCGCGACCATCGTCGGAATCATTCTCTAAATCGTCAGGTGCTTCCATCTCTTCTGCGTCACCGCGCTGTTGTTTAGAACCGACTTCGACTTGCATCTGCTCTTCGAGTTCGTTAGTCTGAGCCTGTTCCTTAGCGTAAGCATACAACTTGCGAGCGATGCGCTCTACGTCTTCCCAAGTTTCGGCTTGGTCGATCTCAGTCAGCCAATGGCGCTCTTCGTCTTTGAACGGAACGTGTATGATTGAACCGATCTTGTAGTAGCAATTGATGCGGTCAATCAGCGACGCTTTGTTAATGTCAATTTTGTGTTTCTTGAAACCGAAGAAGTCATCTTCCATCAGACGGGCATAGCCATCGCGGAAAGTATTTCCTGCGCCAGCGAAGCGACGCTTAATCATTCGCTCGATACGCGCATCTTCGATAATGTTGAGATAGGATTTGAGATTCGGGTCTTTCTCGACCGCAGTGTGCCAGCCTTGCGCTGGAGTATAAAGAGCATGCGCCATTTCGTGGACGGTCAGCAAGTCATAGACTTCTTCGCTGGTGCGCCAGATTGGCATATGCATGGTGCGCGCTTTCGGATCGAAAGACGCAGTAGAAAATGTGGCAGAACGAACAACGCTGATATTCTCTGTCGCGATTAGACGCGCGAGATATTCTTTAGACGAGTTATATTCGTAGAACGATTGAGACATAGGTGATACTCCTTTCAGATACACCTATTATACCGCGAAACTGTCGTTGAATAAAACAATAAAACCCTTACAAATCAACGACTTGCAAGGGTATTAAAATTGCTATGAAAATCAATGGGATAAAAACCCTGTAAAATCAACGACTTACGTTAGAACTGTAATTCCTTGAATTTTCCTTTGCTTTCACTAGTTTTCATGCGTGTTCCGAAATCAGAATTATCGAACGCTGGCTTATCCTCTTCGTTGCTTAGGGATTGCGCTGATTGTTCGACGTCATACAATCGCATCTTCGCTCGGTCAACACCAACCACGAATCGTTTGTGGAACGTAGGGTCATTATAGCGGTTCTTCAACTGCTTAACCATTAATTGACCAAGGGACTCTAGTTGCTCGGATGTAATCAAAGCGAACATCAAGTCAGCGGTCGCTGGCAAACCAAAAGACTCTGAAGTGTCTTCCAAGCCTACGTCGGTGTTGCTGTATCCACCTCGTGTAGTTTGGGTCGCAGATACAACTGGTACATTAAATTCTACGGCGAGTCCGCGAAGTTCTTCAGCGATAGCCTTAATGTAAGTGTAGCTGTTGACATTGGCGCCAGACTTAATTCTGGACGAACAACAAATGTTAAGATAATCGATGTAAATAATATCAGGAACGAAGTTCTTCTTTAGACGAAGCTCGTTCAACAAGTGACGGAAATGTCCAGAACCAGCCGAAGCAGTCGGGAACTCTTTGACGATAAGTTTACCAACAGTCTTTTGACGGACTCGGTCAACTTTCTTTTGATAGGTGTCGCGTGGCAACGATTCAAGATCTTGGATATTCGTATCGAGTAAGTTTGCGTCAATCCTTTCAGCAATCTTCTCTTCTGCCATCTCCATAGTAATATAGAGTACATTCTTACCTTTAATCAGGTTAGCCGAAGCAAAGCTACACATAGCGAGGGACTTACCCACACCTGTACCAGCAAGAATGATATTCAAGGTTTTCCTCGGAAGTCCACCTTTAGTGATACGATTCAAGTAATCTAAGTCAAATTCGATACGCTCTTCTCTGCGATGATAAAAGTCAAAACGAGATTCATAATCTTCAAGGAAGTCGTGACCGATGTTAGTGTCAAAGCTGACACCGAGAGCGTCCGAAAGAAGCTTCGGAATCGCGCCACGCGACGATTCGGTTTTGTCGTCCATAATTTTAATGGACTGCATAATCGCGTTATAGATTGCCTTGTCCTGACAGAACTTCTCAGTCTTGTCAACCAGCCAATCCATTGTGTGTTCTTCGGTAGCCAAGTCGCCGATTAGTTTCTTGGCTTGCTCAAAGCGCACGCCATTGACTCCGTCTTTACCAGACAGGTCAATAGCCAACGCTTCCCGAGTAGGAAGCGTGTTGTACTTGTCGATGTATTCCTTTACGAGTTGATAGATAAGTCGCTGGGAATCATCTGCAAAGTATTCTTCTCGAACGAAGGGTAGAGCCTTGCGACTATACTCTTCGTTGAATGCAAGATTCGACAGTATTAGTTGTTCAATCATTAATCTTCAATTCCATCAAATACTTCGCTGACTTCATCATCACTCATGATGGCACCGTTAGCGATCTGATAATTTTGTTTAATCCATTCTTGGAAAGTAGGATCGCCGAGTACTGGTAGCCAGAACTCTTTGGTATCTGTATCTTTAATACGGAACTTCTTCTCTTCAACTTCACCAGTTGTAGTATTGACACGCGAGTACCAGCCATTGCTTGGCTTGACTACGTGACCTGATTCGGTTGCCATATCTAGCAGACCAGACCAAGTTGAGATACCACCATCAAACGAAACGGTCACTGGAATCTTCGACTTCTCGCGAACATAGCGTGACTTCTCAACGTTGATGATGAAGTTGTAGCCAACCAAGTCAGTACCATCTTTATCTTGCTGACGACCGACGATGTAGATATTCTGAGCGGAATAGTAGATACCTGTACCACCAGATACGATAGCTTTCGGGAACATGCCCTGTTCCATGTAAATATGATTGACAACAATCATCGGAATATCTTTCAATGTCAGATGCGGTGTAACCATACGGAAGAACGACTTGAGTTGCTTGGCACGAGTCATGTCACCGACCGACTTACCATCAAGCGCATCTTCGACTTCTTTCTTAGAAGCAAGATTACCGATGGAGTCAACGACGATGATAACTTTATCACCACGCTTCAATTCATTCATCTGTTGCATGACGTCAAACTTAATTTGTTCGATATCAGTAATAGGAGTATGCATCACGCGCGAAGTATCAATACCGAACGAATCAAAGTACGATTGCGGAGTACCGAACTCAGAGTCATAGAACAGCAACGCAGCATCAGGATATTTGTCCATGTAGGACTTTGCCATCAGCAAGGTGAACGCAGTTTTGAAGTGCTTAGATGGACCAGCCCAAACGGTCAGACCAGGAGTCATGCCACCATCAAGGCGACCAGACAACGCGACGTTGATTGCTGGGATTTTAGTTGGAATCATATCCTTCTTAGAAAACAGAACAGAATCTGCTAGGATATTAGTTTCTTTAATAGTTGAATTTTTCTTTAGTTTTTCAAGCAATGCGGACATAGTAAACCTCTCATGAATATAGTCATATTATACGCTATTACAGCGCATTAGTAAAATTATTGAAGCGATAATAGCTTCTTTTTGAACTCATCAATTTTGGCAACACGGTTTGGCCACAAGATGTATTCGTTTTCTGGATTCTTGGCCAGATTGTTAAGCAATGGCATGACTGCGTTAATTACTGCTGTTGTCTTTGCTTTTTGTTCAGCAAGTTGAACCTGAAGTTGCTCAACTTCAGTTCCTAGCTTTTCATTAGGAATCTCATCCGCAGCCACGGTAGAAAAACCAAAGTCAAAGTCAAAATCGAATTGATTCGTACTCATGAGAAGAAATCCTCTAGGGTTGCTATTTGCTGAGTTTTCATATTAGCAGCAGAAGCAATGGTTGTTATAGGAGTAAGGAAGCCGACATCAATGTGGTCTTCGCGATTAATATACTTTTCGAGCCTAAACTCTGGCGGTAGATATCCAGCTGGGAATGCGATAACTTCGCACTGCGCTGGATTAGGAACAACCAAGGAAACGAACTTAATCTTGTCACCATCAGAGATCCTTGGGTATTTATTAGTCAGATTAAGTTTGCGCAGGAAATCGTTGTATTGTAAGGCACCTTTGACGTGCATTGGTACACCCTTGTCGCCCAACTTGTACTTTGACATTTCTTTAACAGAACTGTTGCGCGCGATGTCAGCTGGATTAGCTTCGTTAAACTTATCACGGAACGATTCGATGTAATCAAACAAAGCAGATTGGTCGCCTTTCAGGATTATCTTCGCTGCTTCTTCGATCGCACCACGACAGATAGTAGGAGTTGATGAGCGAACAGCTTCGATGCCTGTCATCTTAAACTTGGCTTCCTTGAACGCAACACCCTCGTTGTTCCATACTGACATGATGTAACGCTTCGCGCCAGTCCAGATCGCAGACTCAGCAATCGCTTCTCGTTTCATAGCCATGGCTTGTTCGAATGCATTCATTTCTGTGGCAAGTTCGCCATAGAACTTATCGATGTATGGCTGAATCTTTCCTTCGCAGACTTGGTCTAGGAAGTCAACTTTCTCAGCAGTAGTCTTATCTGGCACGAACTTGTTTACCAGATCTTCCATCTCGATATACAACGAGTCAGTATCTGAAGCGATGACGTAGTCTTTGTCAGTTCCGAGGAGTTTGCGTAGATATTCGTTCATGCGATTCATCGCCCACTGGATGGAAACCTGACCTGACAGAGTAATCGCTTCGGCGAGGTCATCTGAATAGAAGCGGAAGTATTGATTCGACAACGCACCATAAGCTGAGTTAAGTGAGATCTTCTTAGCCATCTGCATATTGTTATACTGTACGATCTTACGTTCTAGTTCCTGATTGCCTTTGTCGTTCTGCAGTTGCTTCTGACATTCAATCATCATCTTCTTGAATCGTTTGCGATCCTCGTAGTATTTCTTCATGAGCGCAGGTAGGAAACCCTGCTTGTCGCGCGAGAATACTGCACCATTACCAGCGACGGTTTGGTTTTTAGATTTAGCTGTGGTGATTGAATCTTGCCAATGCTCGGTGTTCTTTAGAACTGAGTCTGGTCTGATTCCCATTAGAGTTTCGACGAAGCACTCAGGCGAGATGTTGTACTGCATGATTAGATGCGGATACAGACTATTCAAGTCAAACGAAACAACCCAGTTGTAGCGACCGACTTCAGGATGCTTAACGAAAGCACCAGCGATCTGCGCATCTTTGCGACTATCTTTCTGCATCGGAATCACGACACCTTGGTCGCGCAGATAGTTGTGAATGATAACATCCCATAGCAACACAGAAGTCATCGCGTCACCGTAGTTGACCTTGGCATCATACGCAATAGCACAAGCCTGTTCGATAAACTTCATCTTCTGCTCGAGTTTGACAACGAGCGAAACGTCTTTGACGTTGTACTCCATATACAACTGATGATTGCGCTGATACAGATCGTCTAGGTTTGTATAACCTAGTTCGCGATAGTCAACTTTCTTCTCGCCGAGTTCTACTTGAGAAATATAGTCAAGCGAATACTGTTCTTGTTTGATGTAGGTGAACTTCTGATACAGCTGAATGTAGTCAAGAACTGGAAGTCCGACCAACTCAACGATGTTCTGTTCACGTCCCATCTTGTCGTAATATGTACGGAACTCTGTCATATTCCAAGGCGACATCTTCTTAGCTTCTTCCTCGTTAATCTCATTAGCAATACGCTGATACAGATAAGGAATATCGAAGCCATCTACGTTCCAGCCAGTGAGTGCCCAAGCATAGTAAGTAATGCCATCGCTGATAGTGATAGCAGTTACAGCTTTGTCAGCTGTCTTTAGATTAGGGAAGCCACCGCGCGAATCAGTTTCGATATCGAGATAGGTTATGCGAAGTGCTTTTACATCGAAGTCCATTTCGCCTGGATACTCATCGTTGATGTAAACATATGGCCAACGATTCATGCCATAGTATTCAAACGACGAGATATCTTTATATTGTTTAGCAAAGTCACGTGCTTCACCGATAGAGTCAAACTGAATCTTATCAACTTGCTTGCCATCTAGCGTTTTGTACTGGCTAGGTTGCTTGGTAGGAACGAACAGATATGGTTTGTATGCGATGCGACGCTGGACTCGTTTGCCATTTTCATAGCCACGAACCAGCAGATCGTTTCTTCGTTGTTCAACAGATGTGTAAAACTTCATCAATACTTCTGCCCTTCGAACCATTTGGTCGGGCGATCGTCTAGGTGAGCGAGTTCTGGGTTTTGTTCAATTAGATTCAAGAGTTGTTCCATCATCATTAGATTACATACAGCGTGACCGATGTGACGTGCTTTCGATTCATGGTCGATATCGTCGCCCATCTCAATAGCAGCGAGATGTCGTTTGACACAGCCGATGTATTGACTCATCGGTCCACCCTTCG